CAAGAATTTCAACTGAACCAATTAAATTCTTACCTTCCCAATGCATTTCTGTTATATTGTGAGATACATTCTGTAAATTAACTACGGAACTTTCGGGATGGTCTAATTCACCCATTGCTCGTTTTTGAACTACAAAATTTTCTGCATATTTTTTAGATTCTCTTTGTAATATACCGTGTGGATAAACTCTACCATTTTGATTTTTAGCATCTGACCGTTGTAGAACACCATGAACGATTAAACGACCATTATTTTCTTTAAGAGACTCTGCTATCTGTTCTCTTGTTATTTCAAATGGTAAATAATCTACTAATAATTGTCTTGCCATTTTTTTACTCCTGCCTCTTAAATCTTTTGTAGAACTCTGAAAATGAATATTTTGGTTTTGGTTTTTGTTTCACACTTTCATTAATTATACGATATTGTTTACCATCAATCATAAGGGTTTCTTGTTTTGACTGGTTACCCTTTTCCTTTTCAATAGCTTTAGAAATTACATCTCTACGGTTCTTTAGATAATCATCACTTGCATCTGAATCACCATCATTATCCACATCATCATCTTCTTTATCAACAGAATCTAAATCTTCTTTAAATTTATTAACTTGGTGTTGTTTCATTACATCTTCAAATGTAGGAAGTGGATCACCAAATTCTCTATCCCAAGTATGTTCTTTAATTAATTTTCTTAATTTTAACATTTTATTTCTCCTGTCTCATAAAATCAAATTCTTGATTTTTAAAAATACTTTCAAATTCATCAACATAATCTTTTGCTAATTCTTTTCTTTGTCGTTTTGGAAAAATATCTCTTGCATTTCCACCATAGGACTTCACATATCGTTTGGCACCATCATCAATCAAATACATAAATGCCTTTGAAGCCAGTCCCTTACGAAACTTTCCTTGTTTCTTCTTATGTGACAAATTTTTCAATATCGGCATATACCTTTGACGATATAGACTGGAGTCATTATCAATATAAGCCTTTAATTCTTTCATCTCGCCTGAAAGACTTCTTTCAAGTAATAAATCTTTCAATTTAATCATGATATTTTATCCATCAATCTTTTGATTTGTTTTAAAATCTTCGCAGTACCTTGAGCATTTTGAAACACTCCATAATCAGCACCAATCTTTACCAATTCATCGAATTGGTCTCTTAAATCATATTTCATAGCCATCCACAACTTATCACTAATATCATAGACCTTGTATAGTTTCCAACCAGTTTTATCAATAGCTTCACTTAATTCTACTGATTCTTTTTTACCCTTCTCATATTTGTCTTTAATTGCACCTATTACTGCGTGTGATTTTCTTTTGCCAGCGGCTTGTTGTATTTTCCGCATTCCTTCTTTACCGTATTTTTTTACACCAGCTTTATATAAAATACCACTTTCATTAGTTTGATGTTTTTCCATCACTTCTTCAAATGTAGGAAGTGGATCACCAAATTCTCTCTTACCAAAAAATCTCTCATAATTCTCTTGTAATATATGTTTTTTCATTTGTCTTTCCTCATCATTATTTCATGTTTAAGGTCTTCTAATTTTCTAATCCACTTGGTTAGATGTTTAATCATATAATTCTTATCCACATCTTTTCGATGTATTTCAGTATGCCACCTCTTTAGAAGTGTACTAATACTGAACAACGAATCCATATAGGATTTTTTGTTCTCTTGAAAGGTCATGGTTAATATTAGTGTAACTGACCAACTTTATTCGCTAATCTAACTAACCTCTCACTAATTTTACTTAAAGCCTTATGTGTATTCTTCCAATAATCTCTGGAATCAACCTTCATCTCATTCTTTAATCTAACATTATATCTAACAACTCGTTCTAACTCTGTAAGATTATCACGAGTCTCTCTCATGGCTATACCAATTTTTTGTTTAGGGCTTAAAGTCTCATCGTTTCTCCATTGATGATATCTACCCTCGTTTACTACCGATTCAGTTTTTCTCAACTTCGGGTCACCTGCAATAAAATGACCAGTTCCATCAGTTGGATCATCATGCCCTCCCGTGTAACCGGCCTTTCCTTTTTTCTTACCTTTTTTATTACTACCGCCAAATGCATGTGGTGTATTGTAACTACCACCTACACTTGCAGTAGAATTTGCTTCATCTAATTCTTGTTCGATTAACTCCCTAACAAGTTTACGAAAACGGTTTCCAGAATATTCTCGAACAAGTTTACGAAATAAATCTTCTCCACTAACCCGTGACATTGTGTAATTCCTTGATGAGTTCATAATATCTCATTAGTGCCACAACCTGTTTGTCTTTCACAATTTTACCTTTTGATAAAGTATCACTCTGTTTAATTGCTTCAGTTAATTTAATTTTAGTTACTTTATCAGTGACCATTGGTAGAAATTTAAACAAGATTTTTTTAATCTTTCCAACCTCACTATCTACAAACTCTCTTAACTTATTTGTATTAGAAATATTATTAACATATTCTTTCAATAAATTTCTCTGCATCGAATTAAGACTCTTATATTTACTATTAAAAGTATCAACCATTAATTGATAAGAAAGTAATCGTAAATCTTTATCTTCCTTCTTAAATTCAGAAATCATTTTACTGTCTGTATCACGTGGTTTAACTTTATTACGAGTAATATGTTCTATAATAGAAAAAGTACTATCCACTTCGTCTACTGGATCAAATACAGGTGTAGTTTCTGATAAGAATTTTTTATAAATAGAGGCATATACTTTATAATTAGGAATTCGTGCCCTAAAAAAATCTTCTACAACGTAATTCTTTTTAATCTCCTTAATAAGATTATATTTTTCATTACGAAGTTTTTTATTCTGTAGCTTTTCTCTGGCTCTCAATACGGCATCGACCAATTTCTCTGCCTTCCGAGTAGAATTATAATTCTCTTTTAACAATGCCTGATATAATTGATTTTCTTTGCCAAGTTCTGTTTTTTCATTAAAAAATTTCTTTAGCATTTCTACGGCTTTACTCTTACCGCTATCATTCATTACATCAACTGTTATCTGACGGGACAATAATTCAAAAAGAATTCCCGTATTTTTTATCTTCGAGTGCTTTACGCGCTGGGCCATAATCTATGCTCCTAAATAAGTATATTTCTTCATCTATAAATATAAAAACTTCTAATAATTAGTCGTTTAAGTATCACTTAAAGACGAAGATACTTCATTTTTATATTCTTCTTCTACATCAGTCGTTTCATAGAGTATCTTTCTATCTTCACGACCTACTTTTCCTAAACTTTTCACTAATGCATCATAATGTGCTAATGCAATCCCATATTTTGGACTACCACTACCACCTTTTCGTTTATCGTGGGCTCCAAGTGGATCTCGACCCCTTATACTTGAATCTTTTCCGTGTTTAGGACCTTCCTTTGGACGACCACTTCCTGGCCAACCATCATCTGGTATTTCTAAGTTCAATTCTTTACCAGTTCTTCCTTGTCTTGCTCCAGGTGGTTGTGCCCCAGGTACTCCTGGCATATCACCTTCAGCTCCACCTGCATCCATCATTGCTCCTTGTGTTCCGACTGCTTCTTCACTCTGAACTGGATCATTACCTTCCATTTCAATCTGAGACCATCTAAACTTTCGTTTCTGGTCTTTAATAATACCAAGTCGTATTTCCTTTTTATCTTCTTCATTAAACTTAAAAATATTATCATATATCCATTCTGTATCAGCTATCTTAGCGTCCATAATACTTGTAGCAAGACTTTGTTTATTGTTCCACAATTCAATTCTTTCTTCTTCATATATCGTGGATGGATTCTTTAATGCCAATTCAAAATTAACAAGGTCTGCATCTGTATATCCTTGTGCGTATAGATGAACTATTGCAATCTTTGTTAATTCACTGGTTACAATTCTTTGAAGTCTTTCAATCGTTCTTGCAAACCTTACATCTTCTGCGGCGAGTGTTGCTTTACTACCAACATTTTCATCGTAACCAAGAAATGCCTTTGGAATCTTTAATGCTGCCATTAACTTATTACGAAGATACTCAATGTCATCTACAGCTTCATAAGTAAGACCGGCCATATTTTCAATTGAAGTTCCACTATCTCCACCACGAACTGGTAAGAAAAAGTCCTCAGTAAGATTTTGAATATTATACCGTAAATTGTAATCACCTGTATTTGGATCCATTACTGGTGCCTTTTTCATCTTAGTAACAATTTTTTGCATATAATTTTCAACTTCTGCAGGTGGGATATTTCCAATATCAATTTTGAAAATTCTCTTTTCTGGTGCTCTCATAATTCTATGAATTAACATTGCATCTTCCATCAACATTAATTGTTTCCAAGTTTTACGGGCTCCTTCAATCATACCTTTACCATAAGGTATAAAATTTGCATCTGAAAGTAATCTGAAATGTGCTATTTCAAAATTTTCTAATTCTTTATTTCCATGCATACGGCCTGTATGTCTTGAGTCGCCTTCTTCAACTACAAATTGAACATAATATGGATTTTCTGGATCTTCACCTTCAATACGAGTTACATCATATGCTGAAAGTGGAATTACATTTGTAATACCATACTTTTCCGTAATATCTAAATAAAGATAGAAATCTCCATATTTACATAAGTTACGAACCCACGGCCAAAGATTAAATTCAATATTCAAAACATCATAAAAAAGATTATGTAGAATATCGTGAATATTTTCATTATCTGAATTAATATCCAATATATTACCATATTCATTTTTCATTGTTGATTCATCTGCATAAATATCAAGCGCACTTGATATAATTGCATCTGCATCCATTTCTTCATAATCTCTAAATAGTGCCAGTCTTTCTGCCTGAAAACTGATTGCCTGTGCGTGTCCATATCCACCTGTTGTCAGGTTGGTATGGAGTCTTGACCACCTATCCACCATACGATTTCTTGCTATACTCTGAACTCTATCAGTATCAGCTATTTTTAACCTTCTTCCACCTGCATGTCTTACGATGACATTTGTGGAAAATAATCGTTGTAGTCTAGCTCTTAAACTTGTTCTTGCCATAATTTACCTCTTATTTTATTAACCAAGTTAGATCTTCTTTTTGTCCACCCACGTCCCATTCCCAACCTTCTGCTTTTTCTTCTTCTGGAGTATAAAGTGGTTCATAATCTAACATTTTATTTAGGACTGTTTTTTGTAA